ATATATCTTTTAATATAATCAATAATAAATTAAATATGAATGTCTTAATGCGTTCTAATGATTTATATTATGGATTTTGCAATGACCAATATTGTTTTAGCAAATTACAACAATTTATAGCAAATGAATTAAATATACAAATTGGAACTTATTTTCATTACGTCGATAACATGCATATTTATAACGCTAAATTAAACTTAAATAAATAAAAATGAAAAATTATAACATTAAAATTGTTTGTAAATTAACAAATAGGTTGATAGATGACAAATATGAACTATCTAAAAATAAAAGTTCATTAAGAAAAAAATACGAATCAATTTGTAGATTTAATTCTCCTAGAAGTAAATTAATTATAGAATTAGTAAATGATTTAAAAGAAAATCAAACAAATTTAATTGATTCTATAAAAGAAATGGAGGTTTCTAATGGCTAAAGACCCTGCAGTATTATTTTATACTTCTGATTTTCTTACAGGAACATTAACAATGTCTTATGAACAAAAAGGAAAATATATCACTTTATTATGCTTACAACATCAAAAAAATTTTCTTTCTGAAAAAGATATGATTAACATATGTACATCATATGATGTTGATATATTTGACAAATTTAAAAAAGATGGAGATATTTATTATAATGAAAGAATGAAATTTGAACATGAAAAAAGGTCTAATTTTAGCAAATCTCGTTCAGATAATAGAAAAAAAGGACTTAACAAGTTAGAAATCAATAACTTAGATAAAAATGATATGTTAATCATATCTTCATCATATGATAATCATATGGAAAATGAAAATATAAATATAAATATAGATAATAATATAAATATAGTTAATGTAAAAAAACCTAATTTAGAAAATGTAAAGTCATACTTTAAAGAAAATGGTTACGATGAACATATAGCTACTAAAGCGTTTAATTATTATGAAGTAGCTAATTGGAAAGATAGCAAAGGAAAAGTAGTTAAAAATTGGAAACAAAAAATGCAAGGCGTTTGGTTCAAAGAAGAAAATAAAATAGTAGATAAATTAATTCCTAAAATGGTACGATAATGAAAGTAATAAATTTAACAAATAAAGAAACTTACGAGATTGAAGTTCACAAAAATGGAGAAAATCAAATGATTTGCCCAAGTTGTTCTCATAATAGAAAAAAGAAAACAGATAAATGCTTTTCTTTTAACCTAAACAAAGGAGCTGGTCGATGTAATCATTGTGGAATAGTTTTAGTAGAATTTAAAGACTTTGAATCAAAAAGTAAAAATATTCATTTTAAACGTCCTATTTTAATTGAAACATATGAATATACATCTAATTGTTTAAAGTTCTTTAGAGAACGCTTAATTAATCCTAGAACACTATCAGAACTTAAAGTTACTGAAGCAAATGAATGGATGCCTAAAAATAATGCAATTATACCTACTATTCAATTTAATTACTTTAGAAACGGAGAACTAATAAATGTTAAATCTAGAGGTAAAAATAAAGACTTTAAACTTTTTAAAGATGCTGAACTAATTTTTTACAATTTAGATGCTACCATTGATAACGATACCATAATTATAGTAGAAGGAGAAATGGATGTTTTAGCTCTCTATGAATGTGGATTAAAAAATGTAATTTCTGTCCCTAATGGTTGTACTGAAAAAGGAAATATAAACATGGAATATTTAGACAATTGTATAGATTTCTTTAATGAAGACACTAAATTTATTTTAGCGTTAGATAATGATATTGTAGGAAATAGATTAAAAGATGAACTTGCAAGACGTTTTGGATATGAAAATTGCACTTATGTTATATTTAATGATTGCAAAGACGCCAATGATTCATTAATTAAATATGGTATTAAAAAAACATTAGACTGTATTACAAACGCAAAAGAATTTCCAATTATTGGAGTTTTTGATGCAAATGATATAAAAGAAGATATTTATAATTATTACAATAATGGTTTACCAAAAGGTTGTGGAATTGGAATGTCTGAAATGGATAATTTTATTAGATACCAAGAAGGTTATTTAACAACTATTACAGGAATACCTGGTCATGGAAAATCTGAATTTCTAGATTTTATTTTATGTAGACTTAATATATCACATGGTTGGAAAACAGCTTTATACTCTCCTGAAAACCATCCTTTAGAATTACACTTTAGTAAATTTGCTGAAAAAATGATAGGAAAACCATTTGAAGGAAGTAACAGATTAAGTCCTTTAGACCTAAATACAATGATTGATTATCATGCTAATAATTTTTTCTTTATTCACCCTGAAAAAGATTTTACACTTGATAGCATTCTTTTATCAATAAAACAACTAATTAGAAAAAAAGGAGTAAAAGCCTTTGTTATTGATGCTTGGAATAAACTTGACCATCAATATACATCAAACGAAACAAAATACATATCAGAACAACTTGATAAAATAACTAGATTTTGTGAATTAAATAAAGTGCATTGCTTTCTTGTAGCACATCCTACTAAAATTAGAAAAGACGAAAAAGGAAACTATGAAATACCTAACCTTTATTCAATTAGTGGTTCAGCTAACTTTTACAATAAAACAGCTAATGGTATTACAGTTTACCGTAATTTTGATACAAACCTTACAGAAGTTTATATCCAAAAAGTTAAATTTAAACATTGGGGAGAAACTGGTTGCGTTCACCTTTCATGGAATAGAGAAAATGGTAGATACTACAAAGGAACAATGAATAACGAAAACTGGATTTCATATGAACAACCTAAACAAAACTATAACACCAACTTTTTAAATGAAACAACTGATTTAATTAACAATAATATAGACATACCATTCTAATGAAATACTTTGAAATATTATACATAGCTCCAATATGTCAATTGGTAACAATAAATGATTTTGAATTTATAATATATTCAAATTAATGATTATATTTGCATATGTTAAAATAAAACAACAATAACATGCCATTCGAAAAAGGAAAACCAAGACCAAAAAATGCTGGACGCACATTAGGTACGCCAAACAAAAATACAGCAACTGCTAAAGAGTCAATTCAAAAAGTATTTGAGTTACTTCAAGCAAGTGATTTACATAATTTAGAAGCATGGGCAAAAGAAAATCCTGAATCATTTTACACTAAGATTTGGATTAAACTTGTACCTACTGCAGTTGATTTAAAAGCAGAAGTTGAAACAATTACACAAATATTTAAAATAGGAGATACTGAAATTGAACTCTAATAAACAAATAGTATTTGAACCATTTCCAAAACAAATAGAGTTCTTAGAAGCTATTTTTAGTAATAAATTTAACTTTATCATGTATGGTGGCGCAATACGTGGAGGCAAAACTTTTGCTGGTATTGGAGCATTATTACTTTTATCTAAAATGTACCCTAATTCAAAATGGTGCATTGTACGTGATACTTTACAAACACTTAAAAGAACTACAATACCATCATTTAATAAGATTTGCCCACAATCGTTTATTAAGTCTTATAATCAAGATACACAAACTGTTCATTTAACAAATGGTAGTCAAATCATATTTATGGGTGAAAATTACTCAGACGATAAAGAACTAAACAGATTTAAAGGATTAGAAGTAAATGGTTTCTTATTAGAAGAAATCAATGAATTAAAACAAAAAACATTTTATAAATGTATTGAACGTGCTGGTTCTCAAATTATTGACAAACAACCAAGACCAATAATATTAGCTACTTGCAATCCATCTAACAATTGGGTTAAAGAATTAATCTATAATAAATGGAAATTAAACGATTTACCGAGCAATTGGCTTTACATCCCTTCAAAGATAACAGATAACCCTTTTGTGCCAGAGAGTTACTTAGAATCACTTAAAACGTTAACTACATACGAATATCAAGTCTTTGTTGAAGGAAATTGGGACTTACAAGAACGCTCTGGTTCTGAGTTCTATAAATACTTTAATTTAGATAAGCATGTTAAACGTATAGAATACAACCCTGAATTACCTTTACACATTTCATGGGATGAGAATGTTAACCCATACCTTCCATGTGGCATATTTCAAATACAAGGCACTGAAATACGAATGATAGATGAGATATTAGGTATTAATCCTCGTAACACCGTGCATGATGTATGTAACGAATTTAAATATAGATACAATGAACATAAAACTGGTTTATTTATTTATGGTGATGCTACCTCTCAAAAGGAAGATGTTAAACAACAAAAAGGATATAACTTTTTTAGATTAATAGAAAATGAATTAATGCAGTATCAACCTACTTTAAGAGTAGCACGTTCTAATCCATCGGTAGTCATGAGGGCTAATTTCATAAACAAAATATTAGATAAAAATCTTTATGACCTTAATTTACTTATTTCAGACAATTGTAAAACAGCAATATCAGACTTTACCAACACTAAAGAAGCTGCAGATGGAACAAAAGATAAATCAAAAGAAAGAGATGGTAAAACAGGAGTTAGTTATCAAAAATATGGACACCTTTCAGATTTAACCGATTACTTAATTTGTGAAGCATTTAGTGATGAGTATTCAAGATTTCAGCATGGTGATATTATTGTAGGACGTTCAATTGGACGCAATTATATTTCTGATAAACATAAAATGTAACATTTTGTAACAAACATAATTTTTGTAACAATCTTTAATATAAATTTGTATCATGGCAAGATTATTAAGACTTTTAGATTATGAGAGAGCTATCCAAAGTGATAACTTAGCTCAAATAATTGAATCAAATTATAATTTATTAATTGATGTTGAACAAGCAGCACAATTAACAATGACTGGTCATTTAAAACAACGTTACCAAGTAGATAAAGTATTTTCTAATACTTATTTATTTAACATAGCATCTACATATAAAGGAAATGATTTAGTTGAGTATACAGAGCCTGTATTTAGTGCCACTACTGTTTATATAGCAAATGATAGAGCATCGTTTAGTGGTAATATATATGAATCTATTGCAGGTTCTGTTGCTCATGCTTTTAATCCTTTAGAGTGGACTAAAATATGCGCTGATAAATTACTTTTTTATATTACATTACCTAATCCTTCATATAACAATTCAATAAGTTATGCAATTGGTGATGTAGTATTTTATAATGATTATACTTATACTTGCTTACAACCAGTTTCAGGAATTTTACCTACTAATACAAATTATTGGTTAGTTGGCGCATCATATTCAGTTACTGGTATTTTACCTACTGATATATCAAAATGGACTTTAGGCGATAATAGAAACCAAGAGATAGTACAGTATTTAATAGATATTACATTATACAATTTGCATTGTAGAATCAATCCTAGAAACGTTCCTGAATTAAGAAAAGAACGTTATGATGGTAATATAGCAAGTCAAATAGGCGGTGCTATTGGTTGGTTAAAAAATGTTAGTGCTGGTAAAGTTTATGTAGATATTCCTGAAATATTACCAAGTCAAGGTAATTCAATTACTTGGGGAAATGCAAATGGAAGTTCATTAGCAACCATTAACATGTACTAATGAATGATATTGAAATAATAATGACTTTAACCGATGGTCGAGTTTTAGCATTAGACAAAGTAACGGGTAAAACATTTATTTTACAACAAGCAACAAAATGAAGATATTAGGAGTTCAAATACCATTTACACAAATTGAGAATGCTTCTAAAGCGTTATTACCTCAAAACAATACTTTAAATAGTATTGAAAAAATAACTTCTCAAATCTATCGTATTTCTCAAGATATTGGTAAGTGGCGTTTAGCTTTACAAAATGCTGAAAATGTTAACTATCCTAATCGTTATGACTTAATAAGAACCTATAATGACGTAGTACTTGACGCTCACACTACTGCATGTATTCAACAACGTAAAAATTTAACTTTATGTCGTAACTTTTGTGTTATAAATAAAGATGGTTCTGAAAATGAACCTTTAACTGAAATGTTAGAATCTCAATGGTTTCGTGATTTTATAGACTATTCTTTAGATTCAATGTTTTGGGGTTATTCATTAGTTCAATTTGATTCATTAATAAATGATAATTTTAAAGAAATAAATTTAGTTCCTAGACAATTTGTAAAGCCTGAATTTAGTATTGTTGTTAAACATTGGGGTGATATTGTTGGTATTAATTATACTGAACAACCTTATTCAGATTTTTGTATTGGAGTAGGTCGTAAAAGAGATTTAGGTTTATTAAATAAAGTAGCTCCTTTAGTTATTTGGAAAAAGAATGCTTTAGGCGCTTGGGCTCAATACCAAGAAATATTTGGTTCTCCTATTCGTATTGGTAAAACATCTAAACGTGATAAACAAACAACTGAGAATATGGATAATATGCTTAGGAATATGGGAGTTGCTGCATGGGGACGTTTTGATACTGATGATATAATTGAACTAATTGAATCAAGTCATTCAGATGCTTTTAACGTATTTGATATGCTAATTGAACGTTGTAATTCAGAGATTGCAAAATTAATATTAGGACAAACAGGAACGACTGCAGAAAAATCTTTTGTAGGTTCTGCTGAAGTTCATGAACGAATCTTAGGAAATTACGCTGAAAACGATGAGCACTTCATTGAAAACGTTTTAAATTACCAATTAATACCAATGCTTGAAAACTTAGGTATTAAATTTAATGGCGCAAAAATTGAAACTGAATCAGACGATGAGATTGGTTTAATTGAACGTTCAAAAATAGATTTAGAATTATTAAAATATTATAATATTCCTGCAGATTATATTGAAAAAACTTATGGAACGCCTGTTGAAATGAAAACAAACATAGATACAGGAGTTGCAACAATTCAAAATAAATTAAAGGATTTTTATAACTAATGTGTTCATTTTGTGATATAGTTAATCAAGAACCTGATTTATTTGATGAACAGGAAATTGATAGAGTAATTGCTGGAATATATGCAGGAACTATTACTTTGCGAAGTTTAGACGTTAAAACATATTTAAAGGTAGCAGATAAATTAACAAGTGGAGTTTATAAAGGTTATGGTAAAACATTAGATACTGTTCTTTATCTTAGTGAGGATTACCAAATGCTTTACGCTTTGCGTGATAATGTGTTTATTTTTAGTGGTGCTAAACAATATCAGCAAGTTAGACAAATGAGTTCATTATTAACTGATAATGGCAAAATAGTTCCATTTAATGAATTTAAAAAACAAGCTAAAACAGTTTTTGATGAATATAATAAAAACTATTTAAACGCTGAATATAATAGTGCAATTGCTCAAAGTCGTACAGCATCACAATGGCAAGATATTGAAAGAACTAAAGGATTGTTTCCTTATTTACAATATCAAACTGCTCAAGATGGTCGTGTAAGACCTGAACATGCTGCATTAAATAAAATTATTAAAAAAGTAGATGACCCATTTTGGAGTAATTATATGCCACCAAATGGTTGGAATTGTAGATGTGATGTTATTCAATTAGACGAAGGAACTGTTACTAATACAGAAAATTTAGTTGTTGAAAATGTGCCTGATGCTTTTAGGTTTAATGCTGGTAAAGATAAAATAATATACAGTAAAAAGCATCCATATTTTGATATAGCACCAATAGATAAAAACTTTGCAAATAATAACTTTAATTTACCTATGCCAAATGAAATTTAACGAAGCAAGAAAAATAGTTAAAGATATGCAAATGGCTGAAAAAACCATTGCTGATATGGTAGATACAATGGGTATTTATGCTATTAATCATTATAAAAAATCATTTATTGATGGTGGTTTTACTGATGTAAGTTTTAAAGCATGGAAGCAACGTAAAAGAAGTAGAGATAATGAAGGTAGAGCTATTTTAGTTAAAACAGGTAATTTAAAACGTTCTTTAACATACAGAAAAATAGGTAGATATTCAATTAGAATAGAATCTAATGTACCTTATGCTAAAGTACACAATGAAGGATTAAGAAGTGGACGTGGACGTGGTTTTACAATGCCTGAACGTAAATTTGTTGGTTATAGCGAACGATTATCTCGTAAGATAGAATTAAAATTAAGAAGTAATATAGAAAAAATATTTAAATGAGTTTAAAGACATTATACACTGAAATAAGAACAATTCTTGAAGCTATTAATGGCATTAAGTATGTTAGATTATGGAATAACCAATTTGAACGTGAAAATGTTAATGAGCCATTTTTGTACCCTTGTTGTTTTATTGAGTTTGAACCTACAGAATGTAGAGATTTACTTTGTGGAGTTCAACAATACGACTTTATTGTTTGCATTCATTTAGGTTTTGAAAGTTATAAAACAGAAGACATTGATATTTTAGATATTAAGCAAAATATTTATATAGAATTAAGTCGTTTTAATTCTACAACTAAATTATTTTCTTTATTTGGACGTGAATCAGATACTCAAAATTACGACCATGATAATATACAAGCATACGAAATTAGATTTACAGTAACAGGCAAAGATTTTGATGCTGATACAAGACCAAATACATTAGCGACAGCGGATTTATTATTAACAGGAACACTAGATATATAAAAAAATGGCAAGAAGTACAGAGACAATAATTGCATCAATGGATGCTGAACAAGCAGCACAACCTACATTAGTTTCATTAGATAGTACTTCACAAACTTCTATTTATAAACTATGGAAATTTATAACTGCTACAACTATTAATTATTTTGAGCAATTATTTGATATTTATAAAACTGAAATTGAAGCAATTGTAAAAGTAGCTCCAGTTGGTTCTAACTTTTGGTTTCAAAAAAGAATATTTGATTTTCAGTACTCAGCAACAATACCTCAAGTATTGCAAATAGACCCAATTACATTGTCTGTAACGTATCCAATTGTAGATACTACATTGTTACTCATAACTCGTTGTTCTGTTAAGACTACGCCTATTAAAAACGTTTTAATTAAGGTTGCAAAGTCAAACCCACCCGTTGCTTTATCAGCTCCCGAATTAGCATCATTAACTGGTTATATTTCAGATATTGCTTTTGCAGGTGTTAATTACCAAGTAAATTCTTTATCATCTGATAAATTATATATCAAAGCAAATATTTATTATAATGGTCAATATGCTTCTACTATTGCTGCAAACGTTATTTTAGCAATTAATACCTATTTAGCAAATATACCATTTGATGGAGCTATTAACTTATTAAGATTAACAGATGCTATTCAAAATGTAGTTGGCGTTACTGATATTATTTTAGTTGATGTTGCTATTCGTTCAGATGTTACTCCTTTTATAAGTAAAACATATTTAGTTTCAAGCAAAACAACTATTATATCTAATTATC